AGCGCCAGTCATAGAGTGGAATTTTGCTGCTTCTCCCGCAACTACACCAGTAGAAACTCCACCTACAGATGTTAGTCCAGGGATCTTTGGCAAATCACCTTCCATATACATTTGTGGGTTATCTTTAATTTTATTATTTACTCTTGGAGCTCCTGGAACAGTTCCAAACAATGTTTGAGATGCACGTTGTGCTGGTGTCATCCCTGCAACTGGGTTCATGTGCGACATTGATCTTGTGTCTTTTGCACTTAGTAATGGGTGTTGAGGATCTACTTCTCTTCCTAATCCACCGCCTGGTATTACAACATTTCCTGCCATTGTTGAAAGTGCTGGTGCTACTGATATTGCGCCAGACTGTGCTTTGCTTTGTAAAATTGTAAATTCATTTATAAGTCCAGCAAGCGCATCTTTTAATACAAGCGCTGCTTTTGCATCGCTATAGAAAGATTTTTCAATAAGACCAGCGGCATTATTTGCTGCAACAATTTCAGGAGTTAAAAGCTTCCAGCCTTCTGCGCCTTTAAATAATGCTCTAAAATGGGCTGCGCCCTTAATAAGATAACCAAAGAAGTTTGCCAATAAACCAGTTAACATAATAAGTGGTCCTGCTAAAGCTGTTAGGCCTGCAAAGCCAGCAAGTATTTTCTTTACTGGGTCTGGGAGTTTATTAACTAGGTTTACAATTTTATCTACAAAATTTATTAATCCTGTTGTTATTCCTAAAAATGTTTCTCCTACTGATGCGAGATCTGCTTTTAATCCTTCTACTGCTCTACGGTATCTACCAGAAGCAGACTCTGTTACTTGTCCTAATTCTCGACTAGCTACGTCAGCCAACTCTTCGCTACTTGCTTTCATTAAATCCATAACCTGTAAGGTCTGGCTTCCTTGTTTTCCAAGGTTATTAAATAAAGCACCCATACGAGCAAATTGGAATTTACCAAATAACTGCTCTATTGTTGTAGATTTTTGTAGTGGCGCTAGTTTAGCTAGTGCTCCTTGTAATTCGATAAGTGTTGCTGTTACATTACCAGCATTGCTTGTTACTATATTTTCAAGATCAATACCAAATCCCTTAAACATATCTTTAGCAACCTTTGTAGGGTTAATAAGAGATGCAAGAGATGATTTAATTGCGTTAGCACCTTCTGATGCGTTTACTCCGCCTTCTCGCATTGCTGTTAAGTATAATGCTAGGTCTTGTATGTTTCCGCCCAAAGATTGAATTACTGGTCCTGCTTTTGGAATTGCTTCAACAAGGTCTGCAAGGGAAGTAGATGTTTGGTTTTCTACTGCGTTTAAAAAGTTAATTGATTCAGTAAGCTGTGTTGTATTTTGCTTGAATGCTGTTTGAATTGCAAGGGTAGCCTTCATGGCTTCTTGTCTGTCTACTTCTCCAAGTATTGCAAGTCTTGTAGTTTCTCTTGTAGATGCAATTAATGATTCACCAGTTTGTCCTGTTGCTGCAATATCAGCTGCTAATGATATAGTCTCTGTATAAGCTGCTCCATATGCTTTTGCTAACTCTGAAGCGGTGCTTGAAACTTCTCTTCTAATTGCACTTAACTCTGCAGCGCTAGTGCCAGCTAAATCTCCGTAAACTTTTGTTAATCTTACAAGTTCTGCGTCTGCCACTTTAAATGCATCTGCTGCTGCTTTACCAAATGCAACAATTGGTAGAGTTAAGCCTACTGTTAATTGTCGTCCAGCCCACTGTGTATTCTTACCCCAGTTAATAAGTTGTCCAGCACCTTGCTGAATTACCTTATTCATGATGCCAGCTTCCATGCTAGCTATTCTTGTTTTATTGGCAATCTCATCTAGGCCTCTTGCAACGTGTATGTTGTATCGCATCATTCCTTCGGCATTTTTGCCTAATGGTTGTACGATTGCTTGTTGTAGGGCTGTCTGTTGCTTAGCTAAATCTCTGATTAGTCCGCCGCTTGTTTTAGCGTGAGTATTTAGTGTGCTGTAATAATCTCTTAACTTAAGCTTTCCAGAATCAAGACTCTTTCCAAACTTTTCTGCATCAGATGCTAAAGATACAAAGTGTGTTGAGAACTGTCCGCTAGAGCTTAAGGCACCTGCGAAGGTGGCATTTATTTTAGAGACTTGTGTTGTAAATGCTTTATCTGTTGTTATTAATTGTTGTTGAAGTTTAGCTAATGACGCCGCAACCTTATTGACATCTCCAATAAGATCTGAAAAATTACTAGTCGCCGTGATATTGGTGACTATATTTTCATCAGCCATTTATACTATTCCTCTTCATATCCTAACCCCATTCCAACTCCGAATCCAGCACCTGAAGCTATTTGCCCTTGCAAAGATAAAACATCTTCTGCATCTGCATTTATTCCCAGTGCCTTTCTCTGAATGTCTTCAAAGGTAGGACCTGTTTTTTCTTCTTCATCGTTTAACTCAATACCCTGTATCGATGCTAGGAATTTCCTTTTCTCCGATTCAGTCTTTTGCATTGCTTTAAACGTTTGAATAATCTCTGGCATTGATAGATTGTCTTCTAAGTCTTCGTAATTTTTCCAATGACCTAAAAGAAAAATCTCTCCTTCTAATGCGGCTAAATCGAGTTCTGACCAGCCAGAACCGCTGCCGCTAGAAGGTTTGGGTCGTCCATCTTAATCCCACCGCAAACTTCAAGAATGCGATTGATTGTGGGGACGTCTAGTGCATCTTCTAATGCATCTCTATCTTTAACCAATTCTGGTTGTTGTTTTTCTAGTGCTACTGCACAAGCATCAATGAGAAGATCTAGTGTTTGATCTTCTGTTAGTTGGCCATCTGCGGTTCTTTGAATAGCCGCCATAAACTTTCTTAGCTCTTTGATAGTAAGAGGCTTAAGCTTTACTTTAGCCCCATTTTGTAGTTCGATCTCTTCTACGTCGTATACTGTAGTTGCCAATTTATCCTCCTTGGATAGTGTCTAAATTATTATAACAAAAGGGTACTATTAATACAAATGAAAAACCCCCGCAAAACGGGGGTTTTCCTAATTTAAATTAATAAATTATGCTGCTGCTGTGAAGCGGTCAATAATCTTACCGTACTCTGATCCAGAATAGTTAGTATCTGGAAGAAGACGGAATGTTACTGGGAATGTAGTTGGGTTATTACGAGCAAGAGAGAACTGTGATTGCTGCACTGAAAGTACACGACGTGCATAATATACACGCTCTGTATTTGGTGATGCAACTGTTGGGGCTGCTCCTACTGCAATAAGCTGACGCTCTGTTGGTGCCTCAAACAAAGCTCCACCTGCGATATTAAGAGTCTCTGCTTGTGTAGCAGAAAGTGTTCCTGATCGAGATGATGACTTTTGTCCGAATACTGTTAGAACGTTGAAAAGTGTTGCTTCAGACATTTCTGTCGCAAGCATAACTTCCATTGACTCCTTGAAAAGCTTTGCTGTATCAAGAAGTTGATCTACTGTTACTGAACCGTATGTTGGGTTGTAAGTAATTTGAAGACCATTGTTTGTAAATCCTACGTTTGTATAAGCAGCTGCGCCTGGGGCCCATACTGCGTTATTGATATCTCCATTAGCCTTTGTGATAGATCCTGCTGCTCCTGCGTTAAGCTGGGCTGCTGCTGGTTCTACAACTGCGTATGAAGAATCGGTTGAGTCCAAAGTTGTAATGTTCAATGGTGCTGCACCGATGATAATATTTTTAGCATTAAATGCCATTTGTTTATACCTCCTGTTTTAAAAAAATTCAAAAATTTAGCTGGCTAGGCTCTTTCCTCTAGTACCCTAATAGTAAAGCTTTTTGGGTCATAAGGCAAATTATACGTATCTTCCAGCCCCGTCGGTTATCCTAGAGTATTTAATTTCTAATATTACGTCAGCTGACAAAAATCCCTGGAGTTCCTCTGATGGGGCTGTAGGGGATATATCGGCAACGAAGACGCTATAGAATTTAAATTGACTTGATAGAAGGCTAGACTTATCCATCTCTCTACCAGTAACGTCCATTCTTCTAAATACGTCTGTCATGAGATTTCGTATCTCATTTATATCAGAAACGTCAGTTGAGTATATTGTGAATAGAATTTGCTCACAGCATATAAGCCAATTATCCTCATATGACATTCCTATCTTGTCATATACAATATGCTTCTTTCCACTCAGAAATTGATTTAATTCTGCCGCCTGCTGTACTGGAATAATAGGGATGATCTCCTGCCCAATATTATCGCTATAATACTCTGTCTCGTCAAATACCTCTGCGGTCTTTAATTCTTCCCAAAGGTATTTTCTTAATTCTAGCATTGCGTCTAATTTATAGTTTGCCATATTACACCATTCCTACTGCGGATCTTACCGCTAATTCTGCTTGCGATCTTACTGTATTTGGAGAAAATGAATAACTAACCTTTTTAATACCTGTAGGTAGCTTCATTGCCTTTGCTGTTGCGGCTCCAAATATTTTTTGGAATCCAGACTTTTTAATTGATAGATTTACTAGATTGCCCTTAAAGAATATCTTATAATATGTTTCAAAGGATTGTTTTACAGCAACCCCTCCTGGCTTCTTGACGGTCACTGAGGCGCCCTTTGGCATAAAGGTAGTACCTCCCAAGGATGACTCGAATACAAGCCTCTCAGCAGCCCTTGGAGCAATTGTAAGGGGCATACCAGCTTCCATCACGGCAGCTTTATTTTTAAATACATGTCTTCTCTTGCTAATTTTATTTGGTACAAATGATTTAGAGTCTTTATATCCATATGTAAATCTAAATGAAAATCCATATTCATCAATGAGTTTTAGATCAAATAGTCTTGCGGTTGGAGTGCCTATCTTTTTCCACTCATAAACATGGTGCAATTGCTTTGGCTTTGATCTTGCCTGTGAGTCGATATATAGCCCAAAGTCTTTTTCTATTTGCTGGAATATAACCTTTGTAAATTTTCTTTGTACGTCTTTGTCTGATATCATCTTTGCCATTACATTAGACTGATAAAATACCGCCGCCGATATCTGAGCTACCGTGCTGTCTTTTAAGGATGTTGTTTTTGTACCAGTCATTAATCTTTCAAGTCCGCTGGCTGCTTGTAATAGTAGAGTGCTAGAGTCCAATTTGTTGGTTCTCCGATCTCTTTAAAGAGCAGTTATACCCAACTACAGTTCCAAAGGGGTCTGTTATTGGAGTTGTGCCAAGTACTTCAAATACTGTTGCTGTTTCTGTTGGGTAGTCTAATTCTGTCCAAATTACATTATCTCTTTGATCACGTATATTAGTTACCTTTTCACGGAGGGTTAGCTTCTCAATTGTTCTAACTTGAATTATTTGATCATTGACATATTTATTATTGAAAAGTTGTTTATCGCTTGTTCTGGTTGTGGCAGAGTTGCTAATTACGCCTTTTGCGTGGCAGGCTAAGGTTCTATTAAAATGCCACTCTTTTTTAATGGCCCCAGTGTTTTCGTCCTGTAAATCAAACTGTTTATATGTGTCTAATTTCATAGACAGAACGGAGTCTATGATGGCGTTCATTTTAGATTACAACCATTTGGGTTAAGACATATGAATCTAATAGTTGATCTACGTAGACATTCCCAGTACCGCCAAAGGTATCTCCGTTATATTCAAAGTTCCAGTCAAATGTTTGAATTTTATTAATATACTTATTTCTCCAGGTTTTGTCCTTTGAGAAGTAGTCTCTCATTAGTTCAATGCATGCTAATTCAACTTCATCTGGGACCTCTTCCCATCCGTAGCGACCTTGAACTTTATAAGCAACTCCACGAGTAAATACACCATTAATATTATCATGTATGCTTGGAGAAACCATTCCGTTTGCTACATACACTGTATTGTCAAGCATATTGGCACGGTTTACTCTTATTCCAAATCCAGATTCTGATATCTGTATTGAGTAAGAAGTGTTGTTAATATTATTAATTGTATCTAGTAAAAGAATATCTCTTGAGTACAGTTCATGTATTTCTGATAATCTGTAAGGAAGTGGCAATACGTCTGAGCCTGCGCCGTATACAACCTGAACGTCATCATATAAATAAAATTTTTGTCCAGTATAGTTTTCAATTACTTTTCTTGCCCATCTTTCTGCTTCCAACAACTCTGCGTATGTTTTATAATTTGGATCAGATGGGTCTGTGCCTATTCCTAGGGCATCTATTGCTTGAGGAATATCTGCATAAGGAACTTGTACAAATATTTTGTGCTCTTTTGAAACAGTGTTTCCATAAACAGTATACTCCCAAACTAGTCTAAGTTGTCTGCGTCTGTTTGTTACATTTAATGGAAGGTACAAGTTATACGTACCAACGTTAACTTCAGATTTAGAAGTTGTAATTGTTGTAAGAATTGAACCAGAATTTGTATTTACAAGAATCTCCATTTATTAAAGGTTAAGCTTAGTTATAAAACTCCTGAACTTCTTTTGGAGTTGCTAAGCGGAAACCTTCCTCCTTATCAAAAATTGCCTGAGCATCTTTATCATCCATGGCAACGAATGGGTGTTCACTTGTAAAAGTGTGACCCATAATATCATATCGAAAATTTGCTCTGGTCATACGAACTAAAACTGTATCTTGTGGCTGATCCTTCTTTGGATCAAATTTAGGAAGAACTTCGTCAGAAATGTCTTCTGAGTCCTCCTCTAGATCTTTAATTGTCTTTGAGTATACCGCCCATGTTACGCCTTCTTCTGAGAGGGCAGCAATAATATCGTTTTTATTTTTTAAGCTTTCTACGTCAACTGCAAAATCCTCTGCAATTTTCTTAAGTTCTGCGACTTTCAATGTGTCAAATGACATCTGTATTTCTCCTTAGTCTAGGTATACATTATTATAGCATTGATAAATTTAAATGAAAAGCCCCCAAAAATTAATTTGGGGGCCTTCAATAGTTATCCCTAATTAATTAGGAAGCAACCTTAACGTTCTTTACAACTACCCATGCGTTAGCTTGTTCAATTTGAACGCCAACACGAGTGTACATTGTGTACTCGATAGAGTCCTTACGTGGCCAGAAGAAGCGGTATACAGACACATCACGCTTGATACCAATAACTACGTTATTTGGGAATGTCAAGTGGATATCTCCGTGGTTTCCTGTTTCTCCTGAGTAATCTCCGTCTTGTGCCTCATTTAATAGAGGAACTTCAACGATTGGAATACCGAATGCGTATGGAGCTACGTATCCTGCTGGACCTGAGACA